TTCTGGCGTGCTGGTGAGCGCAGCCCTTCGATGACGGTGAAGTCTATGTCGGAGATGCCGATAGCGTGTTTAACAACGCGCACCAGATCGGGATGCACGCCGCGAAGGTTTAACAGGGAACGTGGGCCTAGCTTAAACGCCATTACCGATCTGCCTTATTGTCTAGCTTATCCTCAATCCGGCGAAGGTGGATCATCACCTCATCAAACTTCTTATCAATGGCGTTGAACTTCTCATCGCCAAAATCCAGCTTCGTCTCAAGGATGGCAAGACGATTGCTAAGTTGCGTCCACACGCCAATGATGGCGAAGACGCCAGCAATGACAGTTATAAGGGTATCAACGCCGAACGACATGTCCATCGTTACGCAACCCAAACTTCCGCTGGGGCTTCTGGCCATACTGGCTCAAGCATATCCAGATCACGCAAGGCTTGGCGGTAATCCGCAAAGTCGGCCTTGCACTGGGCAGTCAGTGGAACATCTGCAAGCTGGGTCCAGTCGCATTCTGCCAACTTGGCGTTGCGGGTTGTCTTGTTTGAGGCAACGGTCGCGGCGTCAACAGCGGCGATTGCGTCTGCTTCCATGTCAGCAACGGAATACTTGGTATACCATTTGCCTTCGACTTGCTCGACGCCATCACGGTAAACAACTTGGTACTTGGTTGCTGACGGCTGCGGGCCTTCAAACACAACGTCTGCGCCAAAGTCGTTAGCCATCTCTTCCGTAATTACGGACGGGAATGATGTTGTGGGATGCAATCCACGGAACTCATGCTCCGTTACAACTGCGCCTGTTTCTTGAATGCGATAGTCGGCCATTGTCTTATTCCTTACGCGATGGCGAGAAAGATGTAGGTTGCACTTGATACGTTGATATTTGTCGCTGCATCTTGGTTGACCACAAAACCGCTGCTGTCCGTATCAACGCTGTCGTCTGTTGTGACTTCCACCGCTACGCTGTTTAGCGATAGATGCGGGTCATTACCAGCGACAATCCCACGGGCCGTGTCCCAGACATACCAATCGCCCGTGCTGTCTGTCCGCTTAATCATCACGAAGCGCGCACCAGCAGCAAAGCCGCAGTTTATTGTCTGGCTGCTACCGTTGCCCGTGTAACCGCCGACCTTGCTCACGCCGGGAGCGGAGGCGAAGAGGTAGGCAATATAGGTTCCGCCCGCGACCTGCATACCCTCCGAGCCGCCGCCGACAAAACCAAATTGGGCTGTGGTGCTTGTAAAATAGGGGCCGTAGTCCGTAGTCTGCGTTGTCGCGGCAGTGCTGTTAACAATAAAACCACCGCCACCGTTTCCAGTGGTCCAGCTTCCGGGACCAAGTCTTACCATCACGCCCCAATTATTTGTACTGTTTCTACGTTTAACTATTATCAATTCTGGCTGGACGCCAAGATTATGATTGGAAACTGCGAAAAGTTGGCCGTCGCTTGTATAGCAAACCACATCGAAGAAGCCGGGGGCGCGGCGGAACATCCAGTTTACGTTGTTTGAAAGGTAAAGATAGTCACCATCACGAGCCGTGGTGTTCCACACGTCATAAAACAATGGATATTGATTACTTTCTGCGCCTGTAGTGTTCGTAAACATCCCCGGAGTGTTTATACTAGCGCCAGAGTTGTTAGCAAACCCAGTAAGTCTTGTATTTTCCAACCGATTTAACCCGCCACTAATTTTAGTACCAACAATGAAATCGGCAGGGAAGCCGACTGTACGCAACGTACCTCCTGATTGTGGTGATTGCAAAATAGGCGCAAACACACTCGTCCCCAGCGTCGGGGTCTTCATTGGGCCGCGACGAATGGCCATGTAGATGTAGGTGGCGTTAGCGGCGATAGCACCAGTATCTTGAAACCCAGTTGCTGTTGGAAAGAAATAAATCCCCGTGTTGTCGTATTCGGCTGATGTGGAATTTGAAGCCAAAGTTTGCGCGCCAGTCCTGCTGAACCCGCGCATAACATCGCGGATTTCCCAATTGGACCCGCCGACATCAGTTCTCTTCGCCATCACCCATTGCGGCTCCCAACCAAGAGTTACAGTGGCGGCGCCGGTTCCGTCAGTCGTATAACTCCCGCACTGAATAATCCCGTCAGACGTTGTGTCGTGGGCGTAGACGTAGGCAACGTAGGTTGCACCAGAGCCGTTTATGCTGGCGACATCGCCAACAGTAAATCCGGTAGACGTTGGCGCGACAACAGTTGTGCCATCTCCAAACACACGATTGGCGCTTGCAGTATAAAAAGCGTCTGTAGAAGCTAGACTCGCGTATTCATTTGGTCGGCTGCGGTGGTATACACGCCAATCACCAGACGTGTCAGTGCGTTTTACAAGTATCATTCCTGGCGCAATGCCAAGATTGTGCGCAATGGTGCGGCCCGCAGTCCCATTACCCGTATACGTCACAATATCAAAGAACTTAGGTGCTTCGCGGAATGTCCATGAGGCGTAGGTCACACCAGAGCGGTTTGGTGAATAAGTGCTACCTTCATTGCCGGTTAGCGAAAATCCTGAAGAGCCGAAACCGAAGTATGACGACCATCCAGACCCTTGACCGTCAGTTTCATTCGTTACCAACAGGTTATTCGCACCTCTGGAAGTATCCCAAACATCGTTTGCACCAGTTGTGCTGCGGCTCTTAATCCACACCAACCCACCTTTACCCGCAAGGTCAATGCCGTTGGTGATGGTTTGCGCTGATCCAGTGCCTGTGTAAAGGTAAGTCGAGAACACATCCTCAACGAACAGTTTGTCGTCAGATACCTGTGATGAATTAGCGGAGAACATTACTCGTTTCCCTTACAGCGTGTAGTTCTGGCCCGCATTTGAACCAATCCAGTTGGTTCCATCAGCAGTGAAGATATACTTGTCCGACTTGCTTGCTGTGCTGGTGATCGTCGGCGCAGTTCCGGCGGGCCACTTTACCGCAGCAGGCCATGTTGCCGTGCGAGAACCAGTGGCGTCCTGCTTTAAGATCAGGATAAAGCTGCGGCCAGCAGTTGCCGTTGGGAACGTGAATGTGCAGTTACCCGTCAGCGTCAGGATTTGGACAGAGCCATTAACAAGGTCAATCGTGTAAGCCGTGCTAGTGTTGGCGGTTACAGTCTCTTCTGTGTAGCCGTTGGTGAACGTGCCAGCTTCGATAGTCTTGTTGGTTACCGTCTGCGTGTCAGTCGTACCAACAATAGCACCCGATGGAGCCGTAATAGATGTGTTCCAAGCAGTGCCAGTGGAGACAGCAATACCCGCGCCTGGATACACCTGAGCAGAAACAGTAGCCCAGCTATTATCACCGCGAAGGAAGGTGGATGCCGATGCCGTGCCTGTAGCGTTCAGTTTGCTTGCTGAGAAGCCAGTAACAGTTGCGCTTGTGACGTTCAGCGTTCCGGCAACGGCAAGTGTTTTACCAGCGCCTACGTTAACGCCAACGCTCGTCCCGCTGCCTGCTGCTGCGAACAACGCATCGAGCGTATCAAGATCAGTATTGATCTTAGTTCCCCATGTATCGGCGGATGCGCCAACTTCTGGTTTCGTAAGACCTAAGTTCGTTGTGGTTGTATCAGCCATCTTTTACCTCACGCTGCTTCCAGATATTCTGGAAAACCTAAAACTGTCCAGTTTTCTTCTGTAACAGAAATTGGCGTCCATGTCTCTGGTGTTATTGGTTGTGGTTCCCATTTTTTGATAGCGGTCACTGTAACGCTAGAAACACCGCTTACGACCGCACTGCCACGCTTCACATAGCCCGCCTTGACAACTACCGAAGCTACTGCGTTTGACGTTGCCGCACCCCCGGCCGTAAATTTTGCAACTACAGAAATTGCAGACGTAGCCGTTGTGGCTACCGCGCCTACCACAGAAGTACCGCCAGCAGCGGTTACAGACGCAACCGCCGAAACGGCCACAGAGCCGTCAACAACGGTAACAGCGGCAACTGTGGTAGCCGATACCGCATTAACTTCTACCGCCCCGTTTGTGCGCTCTCCTGCTGCTATGGTAACAGACGAGACAGCGTTGCTTTCAAGAGCCGCTTGCTTGACGATTACCGCAGACGCAGAAACCGAAGCTACCGCATTGACAGCTACGGCAGCGTTTGTGGGGCCTTCGCCATAGTTGCCGATGCCATACGAGCCGCTACCGTACCCCGCAGGAATACTTGCGGCGGCAAAAGGCCCCTCGCCATAATCACCGCTGCCGTAGCGCGCCATCTATTAGTCCAGCGTAATGTCGTAATCGCCCGCAGGAATGCGGAACACATCGCCACTGTCAATCGTCTTGGCTGTTGTCAGAGCGCCATAAGCCAGCATATTGCCGCTAGTGGACGCATCAAAGATAGCCGCGTAGGTGATTGATCCCCACGATGCCGAGGCAGTCGGGAACTCTACCGCCGCCGTGTTGGATGCAAGGTTAGCAGCAACCGTAAAAGCTGCCGTCTGACGAGCATAAGACCCGCCAGAGACTTCCGTGCCGCCACCAGTTTCACCTGGGTTAGACGTAAACAAGCCGACGTAAAGCGTGGCCGGAGCCGTGTACGCTGTTGCGCCGAATACATGAAGGAGAACTTTGTTCTCAAGGTAATTAGAAAAACTCATCCGAAAGTCCTTATCCGAGCTTTAAGTTTAGACGAACCAATGCGCGCCCGCTCATCTGCAACGCGCATATCTTCCACCAGCTTTTCGTACAACGAAGTCCAAATCGCGGTACGTTCATCTTCCTTCAAGTACGGCGCGGATTGGATCAGCGTCGCGTAAAGGTAGATGTCCGGGCTTTCAGTAAGCAGCCAGTTAGTCGGCGCTGCGTCGCTTAGCGACGGTATCTTGGCGTAGTAAAGAAGTTCTGCTTCGTAGCTTCCGTCCGGCTGGGGGAGAACTTCGAATTGCTGGCCGATAGTCGTGTAAAACATCGGCTGGTTCGCCGCGCTAAACCTCTGACTATCTTCAAGAAGTTGTTCTGGTGTTACAAATACAAGCGGCGTAACCGGGTTTGTGTTTAACTGGAAGCGGATTGTCTCTTTCCAATCCGCAGGAACAGCAAAGTACGACGTATCGAGAGTTGCAGTCGCCCGCGTCACCATCTTGCGATGGCGCACTTGGCGGTTCATCTGCGCCTCGGCCATAATAATAAAATTCGGTATAGCCGAAGTTAGATCAGACCGATTGAGCCAATCAGCGATTGCGGTCTTCAATTCTGAATACGTCGTAATCGCCATTAAACAGTCCCCGGCCTTGTGCGGAAGTAACGATTATCTGGATCGTTCAACCACTTCTTCATCGCCTCTTGATCTTGTGTAATACCTTGGCGCTCAAGTTCGTAATACACTGAAATCGGGATGCTGCCAACCTTTGTCCACTCACCCCACCGTTCCGGCGCATTATTAAATTCTTGTTTGTTACTTTCGATGATCGCGGAAACGTCTTGCTCTTTCGAGATAATCGCTTCGTCCGTTTGGGCGTCGTAATCATAAAAAGTTTTGACGCCTGTGAAAGCATCGTCGTTGATAAGGCGTTTATTCATAAAACCCTCAATAGTTAGATGAGGGGGCGCTATGCCCCCTCACCCATTTAGACCTTATTACGAGGTGGTCAAGTCGGCTACGATACCGTGCGCGGCTTGGTTGTTTACCTTCAAGCCATACTCGACGAGGAGCAGAGCCTTGTCCGCGTCACCAGTTTTCGCCAAGTCCATCTTCTGGATTGGACGAAGAACTGCCAACGATGCGTAATCAGGATCGACTACGAACGCATCACGGTCACGCTGGAAGCGGTTAGGAACAATGTTGACCGTACCGAAGTCAGACACATAAACGTCGGCTGCGCCGATGATTTGTGCCTGCTGACCAGCAGGAACGTCACGGTAACGAGTAGCAATACCTGAGAATGCAGAAGCGGCCGTCTTGTTGAACGGACCAACCATCAGCATCTTAGGCGTGCCACCTGAAGTCCAGACGCTCTGGATAACAGTCTTTAGCAACGCTTCAGTGAATGCACGCTGCGTACCATCGGTACGAGCAGCAGTCGGGGTCGAGCCAACCGTTGGGTTAGCACCGCCAGTGCCGAACGAAGTGTTCGAGGTCAACCATGCAGGAAGACCAGCAGTACGACGTGCAGTTGTGGTGTTACCCGCAACAGACGCTTGGTTGGCAAGCAATGCGCTTTCCATGTCCCGCTTCAGTTCCGAACCCAGCTTAGCAAGCTGATAGGTCATTTCGTTACGACGACCGGCCTTATCAACGGCTTCAAGCGTACCGGAGATTACGACGTTCTTCGTGCTGATCTGCGTGTAGTTACCAACGCGGCTGGTTGGCGTAACAGCAGTGAACGAAGAAATGTCGTCACCTTCGAGCGCAGCGTTAGACGCTGAAGCAGCAGCCAAAACGTCTGTCTGCCACTCGTAGTAGGTGTTCTTGACGCTCTCGCGGCCGATGTTCGAAATGAACGGAGTTTCTTCTGGCGAGATGTTATAGATAACATTCGACAGGTCTTCACGAATACCGATAGCGGAGTACCGGGTAAATGTATTTGCTACAATAGCCATTAGTTCACATCCTTATTAAATGAGTTTATCCAACAGGGCCGCTGCATCTGCAACACGGCCTGTACGCGCAAGGCGCTGGGACGCTTTCTTTACATCGGAGGAACGTGTATTGACTTGAGTACCGGAAGAACCTGGACGGACGATCCGCGCAACCTTTCTTGGCTGTGCCTTCACTTTTTCCACTTTCTTCGAACCCTTATCAAACATCATCGCTTTGCGTAGGATTGAGACGTGAGTAGCTTGAACTAGTGCACTTAGGTCGCGTTCGCTAAACCCGTTAGTCAAAGCCCATTCACGAAGTTCCTTAGCTTCGCTTTGCATTGTACCTTCGTCTTTCCATTCAGGAATTACGTCGGTGAGTTTGGCGCGCTCTGACTGCACAATGTCAGCCAAGGCCCGCTGTTGCTCTCTGGTCATTTCTTCAGCAACCCGCTGCTGTTCAGTATTAATAGCCTGAAGTTTAGCGGTTCGTTCCTGACGAGATTTATTCCAATGCCGTTCCAACCGCGCCGCCTCAATGGGGTCTTCGTTATAAAGATTGTCCCAATCAGGCTCAGCTTCGGACTGCACCTCAAGTTGTGCTTTAAGCACTGGGAGCAGTTCCGCGTATTGAGCGCGTTCCATACGGATCGCTTCGGCTTCACCATAAAACGACTTGCGTTCTTCGGCTAATGCCTGAGTTTTCCGTGTGTAATCCGAATAACGAGAATAACCTTTCCGAAGTTCGTCAAGGGTGACTTCCAATTCTTTGCCATCATCTTTTACCTTGATGACTAGATCGTCAGGAAGTTCCTGTTCGATAACCTCTTCGTTGTCGTACTCTTCATCCGGGTCAGACTCTTCGGCTTCATCATCAGCTTCTTCATAATTAGCTTCAGTTTCTTCCGCGTCGTCTTGAGCCTCTTCAGGCTCTTGCGCCTCGGCCTCGTCTTGGGTATCCTCATCAGGGCCAAGCAATTGGTCGATGGCTAATGTTGCTTCGTGGAGGCCGATCCCACCACTGGGGTTGCCGACTTGTTCCATCATATATAGCACCTTTTTAAATAAATGTTAACTCCTCGATTTGGCGACTAGGCCGTCATCAAGAATTGCCTGTAGGCGGGCTTTCAAACGCTCAAGTCCTTTGAGCGCGTGAAACATGTCAGAGCGTCCGCTATAGTCGGATAAAGCCGACATGCGCCACTCTTCAAAAATATCTTTTTCCACTTGGACAAACGCATCCTTGAGGAGTTCATCCTCAAGAAGTCGCTTTGCGTGGTTGGCTTTTGTTATAGGGTCCATCAGATTAACGGCATGTACGCAGGGTTGATGGTCATTGCTGGCGGGGCTTGGGTAGGCGCAGTGCCTCCAGAAACAAGACCGCTATACTCTGGCCGGAAGAACATAGCTTCCGGGCCAAAACCATAACGCTCATAGTCTAAGATGTTTGGATTAACGCGCATATCACGGCCAGGTGCGAAACCTACGCCACCACCAAATGGTGAGACATACGGCGCGCCTGTACCTGTACCGCCACCACCACCGGCTAGAAGGCTTTGTAGAAGATCGGCCCCGACACCACCAATGGACAGAAGTTGAGGTAGGGTTAAGCCAGTGCCAAGAACCCCATCTTTTGTGGAAGAAGGTGTTGTGGTCGAAAAAGTTGGCGGTAACGGATTAACCGTCCCACCAAGCGTTCCACCAAGCACTTGGCCAAGCACACCGCCAATGTTCGGTTCTTGTGGTCTCGACCCAGTAACAACAATTTCATCTGGCATGGAAGGCTGTGGGTTGATAAGCGAAGACACCGAACCAAGCGCCCCACCAGGGGTTAATGTTGGTTTCTCCCTACCAGTGACAACAATATCCTCTGGTATAGAAGTTGGCATATCAACAAGCGAAGGCAGCGTATTAAGCATTCCACCAATGTTGAAATCTGGTCCAAGGTTTAACGCGGGCTTTTCTCTTGCGGTAACAACAATATCTTCCGGCATTGCGGATGGGCTATTGATAAGCGAGGGGATTGATGAACCCACCGCGCTACCTGCCGCCGAACCAATAACATTAGACGCGGCGTTTCTGGCTGCGTTTACGAGGATGTCGCTCGCAGCGCCACCGACGCCCGCAGGGATTGCGGCGCTTGTAAGGCTTCCAAAGTTAAGACCTTGAAGTGCATTTGGTATCAAGTCTGAGTTGATGCCGGTCATTGCGGCTGGCGCTCCGGGAGCAAATAGCTGGCCCCCAAGATAAGAACCTCCCCCCGCAATAGCCGCTCTCACCAAAGAATCTTGAAGGCTTCGCCCTTGCGCAGCACTTGAAATGCCAGAACCAATGGCCGACCCAAGCGCCGCTGTTCCCGCACCACCAAGGCCGAGAGCGCCCAGCCCTAACGGGCCAGCAAGAAGTGTGCCCGCAATAGGCAACGCTAAGTCGGCAACTTGGCCCAGTGTGCTTTTATTTAATTGTTCACTTGCAACAGTCTTAAATGCACCCGACGGGTCTGCGGTTTGGATATTGTATTGAGCCTTGCGACCGAGTGTGTCGGTTAGGCCTTGCGCTAGTTCGGTTGCCTTGCGTGCGGCATCAAAGCCTGTGCCCTCAAACACAACTTTATTAGTTTTAAGGTCAACAAGACGCACTGGCTGATTGGGCGTTACGGTATAAAAGCTACCATCAACTCCGGTATTAGTGCCGGTGTTAGATACCGGCGCTTGGAAGTATTGCAGATTAGGATCAGCTACATACCCAGTGCTGCCAGAAGCGCCGCCACCAAAGTTTGAAGCAAAGTTTAGTCCCGACAAGTCCAAGCCCGCCAAGCTGCTTAGGTCGAAAGGTGCAGCCTGTTGCGTCATCGGCATAACTGCCGCCTGACGGGGCGCGTCCATGATAGGCGCCCCAGCAGCAGCAGCTAGAAGTCCCTGTAGTTCCGGATTATTATAATAATCTTCAAACATTACACCATACCTTCTGGGGGGAGTTCAGGTTGCATAGGCATTTCAGGTTGCATCTGTGCTTGCTGAATTGCCTGAGCCATCTGGGCGTTCTGCGCTGCCTGTTGGGCCTGCGTAACAGCAAAATCCATTTCGTTCTGCTGGCGTACCATCTCACGATCACGCTGGATCATAGCTTCGATGCTGGCCGTGTTAACTGGCGTGCCGTACTTGGCTTCAATCTCAGCAGCCTTAATCATAAGGTCGGCGTCAAGTTTGTCGCGCTCACGGTCATCCTTGCGCAGCATATCTTCGCGTTGCAATTCAAGTTCTGCTGCCTTCTTCTGGATGTCAGCGCGGATTGCTTCCATCTGAACCTGAGATAGCATCTCTTCCGGTGTTGGCTGCGGTGGTGCAGGCGGAGGAGGTGGCGGCAACATAGATGGGTCTTTGAAGAATACAGTCGGGTCTTTGTATCCAGCCAGCGCCATCATCTGAGCCAACGTATTATAGTATCCCTGCATGTCAACCAACGGAGCGCCCGTCTGCATCAGCATCTCTTGCTTGGCTGCGACTTGACCCAAGAACGCCATCTTCTCTTCGTTGCTGCCAGTACCGATAGCGACGTTGACAACGACATCCATGCCTGTGTCCCACACACGCGGGTCAATCGGAACGAACGTGTTGCGCAGACGGACCATGCGTGGCGCGTCTTGGTTCTTGGCGATAAGCTGCATTGATTTACGGAACAGGTTCTTCATACCTGTCTCAGCAAAGATACGGCAGATCAGTTCGATATGCTGAGCAGCGCCGGAGATTGTGGCGGCAACCGCAGCGCGGGTCGAGGACTGAAGCGCGTTTGCGTCCAAGCCCGCCGCAGCTTTTGAGATACCTGTGCGGTTCTCGCGCAGTTCATCCATGTACTGCAACATCGGGAAGGCTTGCTGTCCAACAAACGGAATTGTAAACGGCTGCACCATACCAGGCGCGCGCATACGAATGATGCCACCAACTTCGGTGTTCATCACGTCTTCAAGATTGACTTGGCCTTCAACGACACCCGTGCGTGGGTGGATTGACTGGGCCAAACTGTCGAGAGTATTACGCAGGATGTTTGACTTGATAAGCTGAATGTCCATCGTCACGTCGGCAATAGACATGCCGAAGAATGTGTGCGGCTCTGGATCGGGGCAAAAGTCTACGAACGGAATAAAGTCGCATGGTTCGTAATGCAGAACCTTGTTGGCCGAGCCAGCAACGCAGACGCGGCAAAGTTCCGCAATCCCGTCGCCGTCCATGTCAACATACACATAGCCCTCAATGTAGAGGACTTTGCGGGATGTCGTATCTGTGCGGCCAGTGATTTGAACAAACGCTTGCGGGTTACGATCAAAGGTTTCTGGGTTGCCTTCAAAATCGTCGAGCGTTTCAAAGCCAAGGTCTTGAACCTCATCGAAATCGTAGCCCATCTTCACAAGATCGGATACGGTAACGTAACGACGGTGGGCTACAAATTCGGCTGTCTCAATCGAGCGCGCACGGCGGTCAATCAGAAACTCTTCTGGCGGGACAGATTGAACGCACAGACGGCCCTTCTCAACTGTACGAACAACGGTGCAGTCATAGGACGGCGGGGTCTGCTGCATCATTTCGCCCATAGGCGTCATGGTCATCGTTTCGCCGTAGGTAATCTCTACGTCCTTAACTTCGATGTTTTCATCGGCCTGAAGGACGGAGAAGGTAGCTTCATCCAAGCCGGTGAAGTAGTGGGTCGTGACATCTTTTTCGGTATTCCACCAAATCTTCATGATACCGTTCTTACGGATCAGAGCGTCCTTGAATGTGGAATAGCATTCGTTGAATAGGTTGTTGTCGCGTGTCAGGCAGTAGTTGACGTAATCCGTCGCTTGCTGTGCGTTCTCAATATCTTCAGGGCCGTTCGGCGCGAACTCAACGACGTTGTTCGCCGCGAAAAATACTTTCATGATCGACGGCATCATGGCTTGTACAGTATCCCGTACATCCATTGACATCGCCTGAGAGCGGCCTTCTTCTTCGTTGCCGAAAGGTTCGCCCTTATAATACTGACCCGCAAGCGCACGCTCTGGGCTGATTACGTCGTCGATATAATTTTGGGCGTCGTCGATCTCGGCGATGATTATATTCTGAAGTTCTTCTTCAGATATAGGTTCCTCTACCTGCTCGTCTTCCATTTCAGGCGCTTCAATAGAAACTTCCGTACCGTCAGGAAGTTCCATCGAAGTTTCATTGGACATATCTTCGCTGTCGTCGTTTTCAGAATTGGCGTTGGGAACACCAGTATCTTGATACATACTATTGTTCTTAGCCATCTGAGCCTTGGTCGGCTTACGATTATTGCGATATGCCATGTTTTAGCCTTACTTCTTTTTGGACTTGCCAGCTTCAGACAGGGCAATAGCTATAGCCTGTTTGCGCGATTTAGCCAAGGGGGCCTTCGCAGGGCCTTTAGGGTTTACGCCAGCGTGCAACGTACCCTTTTTATATTCACCCATTACCTTGCCAATCTTCTTGGCTGCGGCGTCCATCTTCTTCATTTCTTTTTACCCTTGATGTCTTTAGCGTGCATAAGTTTCTTAGAAGTACTGCCATGCTCTTTGCCAGAATACAAAGCCGTACCCATTTTATGGGTAGCGCCTTTCCACTCCGTGCCGTTCGGCAGATAGTGCTTTACGCCCTTCACTTCTTTTTAGCTTTCATTGGCTTGGCGGTTTTGGCAGCATCCTTAAACGCAGCCGCAGTAGGAGCGCCCTTTGTTCCAGGCTTGCGCATCTTTTCCCCAGAACCAGCTTTGATACGACCCTTCTTGGCCGCAATGTTTGCATACAGACCCATCTTCATTTTGATTTCCCCTTATTTCGGGCGGATATAGATTTGGCTTTGGATTTCGCGTCTGCTTTAGATGACGCACCCCACGCTTGCAGAGATAGGAGTAGGCGGGTCGGTTCGCCTTTCGCATTACGCTCCGGCCCCGGTGTGTTTCCCATGCGCGCTAAGAATGATGCCCTCCGTGGATTATCACCTGATTTAACAGGCGCTTTCAAGTTGGCCCCTTCGGTCTTCTTAAAGAAGCTACGCCCCGCTTCATTGAGGCCACCCTTTGGATTTTGAAAACGCTTCGCAACCATTCAATCAAACCTATTTCTTTGGCGTATACGCGCCGCGCTCACTCAAGTACACAATGGCCTTGTAAAGAATATCTGTATTCTCTCTCGCGTGGCCAAGAACTAAATTACACTTCAAACAAAGTATACCGCGAACCTCACCCGTCTCATGGTTATGGTCAACAGCAACTGGTCGCTTTCCCTTATACGCTAATGTATCAGATATTTCTACCTCACAAATAGGGCAAGCAGAATTTTGACTAGCAATGATGGTTTCGTACTCATCAACACTAATACCATATCGCTGTTTAAGGTTTCTGCCGTGGTGGTAATCTGGGCGTGTGGCCCTGAAGCGGCGCTGATAATCGCGTATACATACCCTGCATTGCCGCTTCTGAGGATAGAAGTTCGCAATTGGCTTCTCTTCGCCGCATGTTGGACAAGTTTTAGTATCCACGAGTACGCTCCCTTGTGGATAACTATAGCATAACATTTAAAGAAAAGCAAAAAAGGGGTGGCGGCGGGACGAACAAACGGGGCAGCATCCTGTCGTTCTGTCGCTATTACCGGCTAAACCGCGCACACCCTAGCTGCCTATGATGCTCGGCAGGAGAGGGAGAGAGAAAAACCTGCCGAGCAAAAACAAATATACCACATCTTTACTTTATGTCAAACAATGCCCCGTATATTTCTACGCAGCGCACCTGACTTGTTGGCCATAGAATAGCCGTGCATAATAGTAGATACATCGGTGGCCAAGCATAAGCACAGCGCATCCGCCTTATCTGGCGATGGAAGGCCGCGCTTTTTCATGCTCTCCTTACTCTCTACTTGCATTTTGCCAGAAGAGGTAAAGGTATAGCGCGGTGACGCCAACTCGGCGAACAACTGTTCATCCTTTGGTATCTTAACATCGCGGTTCGCCAGCCATCCTTTGCACTTGAACCACAACTCGGCGCGTAGGTTGGCGTAAGTCCCTTTCATCGCGGGGCTTTCCGCGACGTTGATCCCACGCGCTGG